GAACTGATTCGGGTAAACATTACCATTGAAACTGACGAGGACGATCTTATTGGTGGGTTCCGTCTTGTTAACGGCGAAACTGCTTGGCATAATGGTCCTGTCATCGAAGCTTTGGAACGTGGAGCTGTGTTGCTTCTAGATGAAGTTGACCTTGCGTCTAACAAAATCCTCTGCTTGCAATCTGTTCTAGAAGGCAAAGGTGTATTCCTTAAGAAGACTGGTCGTTATGTAAAACCAACATCAGGATTTAACATCATTGCTACTGCTAATACTAAGGGTAAGGGATCTGAAGACGGTAGGTTCATCGGTACTAACGTATTGAATGAAGCATTCCTTGAGAGATTTGCTTTGACTTTTGAGCAAGAGTATCCTTCTCCTGTTACTGAAACTAAAATTCTTCAGAAAGCAGCAGGTAACCTAGGTGTTCTTGATGAAGAGTTCTGTACTAACCTTGCCAACTGGGCAGACATTATCCGTAAGACTTTCAAAGACGGTGGTATTGATGAGGTAATCTCTACTCGTAGACTCGTTCACATCATTCGTGCATTTGCTATCTGGCAGAACCGTATGAAAGCTATCAAAGTTTGCGTGAACCGTTTTGATGATGAGACTAAACAGTCATTCATCGAATTGTATGATAAGATTGATGCTGACATTCAAACTGAAGAGGAGGAACAAGATGGCGATGTCTCTTTCTGATAAATTCCATGGTTACATGGGTCGTCTCGTAATTTTGCGAGGCACCCAGTGCCGTACCGCTAAAATTGTAGGTGGCAAAGGTATAGAACTCTATATGCAGGGGATTGACGGCAGCGTATTTAAATGCTACCATGATAATATTGAATATATTTGGGAACGATGAGTTTAAAATATAATGAAGAAGCTCTGTTAGCAGAGCTACGTGATTACATTACAGGAACCTATGGACAACACTATTCTGCTGGCAACGATGCCATTCAAACGTTAGACTTGATTGAAGCATGTGGAGACGCTGAGGCATTCTGCCGTTGCAACATCCTCAAGTACGCTTCACGCTATGACAAGAAAGGCACTGCCCGTCGTGATATCATTAAGATCTTACACTACGGTCTACTCCTTCTTCACTTCTCTGACAAATCAAACATTACTGAATCCTATCCTCAATGAGCAAAGTTATCCTTTCCAGAAAAACTCTAGATGTCCTTAAGAATTTTTCTACGATCAATTCGTCAATCGTATTTCGTCAAGGGAGCACAGTACGAACCATTAGCAATGCAGAAAACATTCTGGCAAAATTCACTGGCGAAGAAGTATTTCCTAGTGACTTCGCAATTTATGATCTCAGTCAGTTCCTTAGCGGTATTTCTCTGTTTAACGATCCTCAACTGGAATTCACATCTAGCGATTTTGTTTCTATCCGTGGCGGTCGTCAGTCTGCTAAGTATTATTTTTCGGATCCTGAAATTACGCTCAAGTCTGCTCCAGAAAAAAATGTAAAGTTTCCTGGTTCTGATGTAGAGTTTAATCTTTCTTCTGATGATCTTGTAGCTTTGCAAAAAGCATCTGCTGTTTACAGTTTGCCAGATCTTACTTTCTATTCTGAGAAGGAGTCTGAAGAAATCAAACTTATCCTCAGGGACAAAGAAAATGATACCAGTAATACTTACGATATCACTGTGGCAGGTTGTGCTACTGGCACCTTTAGTCTTGATCTCAAGATTGAAAACATTCGTGTTCTACCAGGTGACTATACTGTTAAGGTATCTCAGCATCTAATTTCCGAGTGGATTAATAATGATGTTGACCTTACATACTACATTGCTCTTGAACCCAATTGAACGTTACTGTTCCAATGAGAGTGTTGGGCAGTGGTCTTGTGATTATTGCTTACTTTACTATCCTTCATATCAATACAACATTTGGTGTTGCATTACAACTAGTGGGTGATAGTATTTCAATTCCTTACTTCGTAAGGACAAAATCTTGGGATGTAGTTATTATGATTACATTCCTCCTAGTGATTTCTATATCACATTTGCTATGAACATATTTGTAACAGACCCTGATCCCACTATCTCAGCACAGTGCTTGCCTGACAAACACGTTGTCAAGATGCCATTAGAAACATGTCAAATGCTTTCTATTGTTTGCTCTGAAGAGTGGGGTCATAGCTACGGTAAAATACATCGTAACGATGGTCAACCATACAAGACAGAGAAAGGTGCATTCCGTAATCATCCTTGCACTATCTGGGCAAATGATTCTCTAGCAAATGCATGGTGGTTACTTACACATGGTCTTTCTCTATGTGCTGAGTACACACACAGATACGGTAAAGTTCATTCTTGTTCTAAACCACTACTAGAGATAACACATCTCTTACCATCAGCAGACAATACTATGCATACACCTTTTGTCTTTGCAGGTCCTGATGAATTCAAGTATGATACTGTTGACATCTACAGCAAGTACAAAATGTATATTGCATCTAAACCTTGGGTAGCTACCAACTATCTTCGTGCTCCAGAACGTAAACCTGATTGGATTTGATTGTGACTATTGATTATGACAGGCAAGTTGATGTACCATATGAGATTCTTGAGTATTGCGATTCCTTTACTCTAGATGCACAGCGTAACGATTTACGCTATATTGATTGTGTTTACATGAACATGGGTGAGTATGGGAATGACTTAGAACAACTCAAAGAAATGAGACAACGCATCCTTCCTATTTTTGAATAATTTATTATGAGCAAAGAGTTTTTGTGGGTGGAGAAATACCGCCCAAACATTGTTGAAGATTGTATCCTTCCTGCTAACACCAAAGAAGTGTTTCAGGGTTTCGTCAATCAAGGAGAGCTTCCTAACCTGCTGTTGAATGGCACTGCTGGCGTGGGCAAGACAACCATTGCTAAGGCGCTGTGTGAAGAGATTGGTGCTTCTTACATCGTGATCAATGGATCTGATGAGGGACGCTTCCTAGACACTGTGAGGAACAGAGTCCGTCAGTTTGCTACTACTGTCTCTCTGACCTCTGGAGCGTCTCATAAGGTCGTTATCATCGATGAGGCAGACAACACAACTAACGATGTTCAGTTGTCCTTGAGGACCGCTGTAGAGGAGTTTCATGGAAACTGTCGTTTCATCTTCACATGCAACTTCATTAACAAGATTATTGAACCGTTGCATTCTCGATGCACTGTTGTTGATTTTAGAATCAAACCTGAACAAGCAGTAGCTTTGCAGGGTCAGTTCTTTACCCGTTTGAAAACTATTCTTACTAACGAGAATGTAGAGTATGAAGACAAAGTTCTCGCTAAAATTACTAAGCGTTATTATCCTGACTGGAGGCGTCTTATTAATGAGTGCCAACGCTATGCCGCTACTGGTGCTATTACGTCTGCTATTCTTGTGGATGTTGCTGATGTCAATCTTGACACTTTACTTTCGTCCTTGAAGAAGAAAAAGTTTACTGATGTTAAGAATTGGGTTGTTCAGAATATGGACAACGATCCTACAATGGTGATGCGTAAAGTTTACGATAGCTTGTATGTTGTATTGAAACCTGCTTCTATTCCTGAAGCAGTTCTTATCATCGCCAAATACATGAACAGTATTCCTATTGTTCCTGATCAAGAGATCAACCTGTTAGCATGTTTAACAGAGATCATGATGGGTTGTGAATTCAAATGACACTACTCAAATTTATTGAAAAAGAACCTAAACAATTAATGATGGAGGAAATGATTGAAAGACTTGAAAACGAATCAGCAAGACACTGGGCATACATCCAAAGTCAAAACAACACCAGAAAATGTTCAGGAAGCAAATGAAGCATTGTTTCATGCTACAATGAACCTACCCCACGCTGCTGCTCATTGTGGAATGACAGAGCGTGAAATGAAAATGATCTTTCGCGAATACCTTAAATACCATGCCCCAGACATTGAAGTCATTGAAGACACCCCTCAGGTATCCAGGCGGGAAGAGTCGTGCCCTGAGTAAACTCTTTCAGTACATTCCTAACCTGAAAGATTACACTGAGTATCGTGAACCATTTGTTGGTGGTGGATCTGTAGCATTAGAAATTGGCAAAAGGTATCCACACCTAAACATCTGGGTAAACGATTTGTATGGACCACTCTATAACTTTTGGCGAGTGCTTCAAGATCAAGGACAAGAACTTCGTGACCAGTTAGTCCAACTCAAGAATCGTCACCCAGAACCAGTATCAGCAAAACTATTATTTCTAGAAGCTAAGGAGAAACTAAACGATGATTCAACATCCAACCTATCTGCTGCTGTGTGTTTTTATATTGTTAATAAGTGCTCTTTCTCTGGTCTCACTGAATCCAGTTCCTTCAGCAAGCAAGCGTCAGATAGCAATTTCTCGATGCGAGGCATTGATAAACTCCCTGAATATTCAGGAATGATTTCTAAGTGGGAGATCACTAACCTCAGTTACGAACAACTTCTTACTGATGATAAGAATGCTTTCACTTATCTAGATCCTCCTTATGAGATTGGTTCTAATCTCTATGGTAAGAAAGGTAATATGCATAGTGGTTTTAACCATGATCATTTTGCTGTCAAGTGTGATCGATTTATTGGTCCACAACTTGTGTCTTATAATTCATCACAACTTATCAGAGATCGTTTCGATGAGTGGACAGCTGCTGAATTTGCACACACTTACACCATGAGGAGCGTGGGGAGTTATAATACAGATCAAGCAGCTCGTAAGGAACTAGTCCTTTTTAATTATGAAGTGTGAAGTCACCCTATACAAAGCAGGCACCGTCTTCAAGGAAGAGGTGATCGCTGTTGATTATCAAGATGCTCGCAAGGTCGCTCTTGCTCGTAATCCTGGTTGTACTGTAGTGGGCGTCACTGCAACATTTAAATGATCTATGAAAGAACTTTGGAAGATCTGGAAATACTCCTTAGGATCATTCAATGATAATAAAACTAAGAGATATGATAATATCATATGCACCATTAGAACTATCATTTTTACTCAGTTATTAATTACTAACTGTTTTATCATCGCTGGAAACGTAAGACACTGGAACGACAATGTACCAACTGAAAGACTATCTCTACTCAATCAACCAATCCAAAAAGAATATTCTTGATGACGATATAGATGCTGAGAGAAAGTATCCCCCATATATTGTTAACAGATGTCTGTCTTCTTTTACTGATACTATTCTTTATGTCAATGAACTGAATAAGAATCCTCATCTACCAAAGAAGTTACAGTATGATTTTTTACTAAATAGTGTGAAACCTAGGAAACGTTTTTCTCCTTGGGCACGAAAAGATTCTATTGACTATCTTGAGTTAGTAAAAGAGTATTATGGTTATAATGACGATAAAGCTCTACAAGCTCTTAGAATTCTCACCAAGGATCAATTAAATCATATTACAAAAGCATTGAGTAAAGGTGGTAAACATGAGCGGTGAAATTGAGATTCAATGGAGACAAACCGATATGGTTGAAGTCGTCCTAAATGAACCAGATGATTTTTTAAAAGTGAGAGAAACATTAACAAGGATTGGTGTTGCATCACGTAAAGAAAAAAAGATTTATCAATCCTGCCACATTCTCCATAAGCAAGGAAGATATTTTATTGTACACTTCAAAGAGTTGTTTGCCCTTGATGGCAAGAACACAAATTTTTCTTTGAATGATGCACAACGTCGTAACCGTATCGTTCAACTTTTAGTTGACTGGGGATTGGTTAATATTAATACAGAGAGTCAGGAAAAAATTGCTGACCTAGCACCACTCAATCAAATTAAAGTTCTCTCCTTTAAGGAGAAAGGTGAATGGACGCTTGAGTCCAAATATAATATCGGTCGTAAGAAACAAGAGGTAGAGTAAACCGCAATTTTTAATAAGGAAAACCGTTATTAACGTTTAAACTGTTATCGTTAAATAGGAGTGTGATGCCTAACGGGTCACATATAAACGTCGCTTATTTAAGGACAATGGTTAACAATTATGCATGGCAACAACTTTCCCCATTTTCACTCGGGTTCGATGAAACATTCCACAGACTTGAATCTCTTGCTGGAGCAGGAACAAGCTACCCTCCTTACAATGTCATTAATGGACCTGGTGGTAGAACAATATTGGAGGTCGCTCTTGCTGGATTTTCAGAAGAGGATCTAAATGTGGAGACGGAACGAAACGTCTTAACAGTATCCGCTAAAAAAGCACCAGCAGATAAAGAAAAAAATTACGCACATAAAGGAATTTCATATAGAACATTTGCACGTAACTGGCAGATGTCAGACGATGTAGAAGTCGAGACCGTAGAATTCAATAATGGTCTATTAATAATCACATTGAAAAAAGAACTACCAGAAAAACAACAGCGTAAAAAACACTTCTAAATAAATCATATCGTCGCCGCGAGGAGCACCTGCCAACAAACAGGTTGACTCCTCCTTTTTTTGGTGGTATAATAAAATTAAACGCTTATAGCTATGGCAGTATCTATCGTTACATTGAAAACGGGAGATCGAATCATTACTGAGTTAAAAGAAATCTTTGATGAAGAAGGTGAAGACCGTAAAGGTGTTTGTCTTTTGATGGAAGAACCTTACATCTTAAACCTTGATGATGGCACTCCTCAATATCTTACTGAACAGCATGGTATGGAATACCAAGTCAGGTTTAGTAAATGGAATCCTTACACTCCAGATTGGCAATTTAAAATTCCATATGATAGTGTGATGACAATTAGCACTCCTGAACCAGGATTGCAAAACGCATATGAAAATAAAATTAAAGAAAAGAAAGAAGGTGAAACTATTAATCCAGAGGTATTATGACTGAGCAAATTGAATCAACAGAACAAACTGAACAGCAACCACTAAGAACTAATCACAATATTAGGATTGTTAATTTAACCACGAGTCAGAGTGTTCTTTGCCTCTTTGGAGATGTTCGTGACGAAGATAAAAAAGTAGTTGGATATCGTATGCTATATCCATATGTTTTGTCACTTGGAGATGTTAATACAAATGGAACTATCCCTATCAACTATACTCGTTGGTGTCCTTTTTCTCCTGTAGAAGAACATAGAATTAGTGGGGAACACATTATTAGTGTTGTATATCCAGATAATAATATTCTTGATAACTACACTGAAAAACTCAAGGAGGTCGGACTTGAACAAAAAGATATTTTCTTTGAGGTAACTGATGGAACTGAAAGCGAACCTGCTGAAGCTAGCGAATGAGTGGATCATCGCTCAGGTAGAACCTACTGAGGGGGACACTTTATCAGGTGACCCTGATGTGTGGTTAATCAAACCTTATCTGGTAGACTGTGAAGGTCAACTAACTCCTTGGGCAACTCACTCATCGGAGACTGAGTTTAATGTTAGATCTTCTGACATTACTGTAGTGACCAACCCAAGCAAGGTACTCCTTGCTCGTTATATTGAATGTCTTGAATGAATTTTTACACTAGTGTTGAGCAAGCAGGTAATCGTCTGCTTGTGCGTGGTTATGAGAATGGCAATCGTTACAGCGTGAGGGTTCCTTTCAACCCTACGCTGTATTTGCCTAGTAAAAATTATTCAGAGTGGCGTACACTAGAAGGAGATTGTGTGGAACCACATAAGTTTGGTTCTATCACTGAAGCGAGAGATTTTATAAAACAGTATAAGGAGGTAGAGGAATTTAAAATATATGGTAACTCTAGATTTTTATATCAATACATAGCTGAGCAGCATCCTGAAGAGGAACTTAAGTTTGACAGCACAAAGATCCGTGTATTTACCATCGATATTGAAACCGCTGCTGAAAACGGATTTCCTAATATTGAAACTGCCGATCAAGAAATCCTTGCTATATCCATAAAGGATAGTTTCACTGGTCGAATTATTGTGTTTGGGGCACGTCCATACAATAACAAAGACCCCATGGTGGACTACTTGCATTTCCGATCAGAAGAAGGTATGTTGGGTGCATTCCTTGAATACTGGCAGGAAAATTTTCCAGATGTAATTACTGGATGGAACGTGCAGTTGTTTGATATGCCTTACATATGTAATCGTATTGAACGTATTCTTGGTGATAAATTTGTAAAGCTATTGTCTCCTTGGAAACTTGTTTCTCAACGTGAGATTTATATTAAAGGTAGAAAACAATTAGCAGTTGATACTCTTGGAATTTCTACTCTAGACTATCTTGAGTTGTATAAGAAATTTACTTATACTAACCAAGAATCTTACCGTCTAGATCATATTGCTTTTGTTGAACTTGGATCTAAAAAACTAGATCACTCTGAGTTTGATACATTCAAAGAGTTCTATGAGAAGGACTGGCAAAAATTTATTGATTACAACATCCATGACGTTCGTCTGGTAGATCAACTAGATGACAAGATGAAGTTGATTGAACTTGCATACACCATGGCATATGATGCTAAGGTAAACTATGAGGATGTATTCTCACAGGTTCGTATGTGGGACAACTACATTTACTGTGAACTTCTTAGGCGTAAGATTGCTATCCCTCCTAAGACACAAAACGATAAATCTGAAAAGTATGCGGGGGCATATGTCAAAGAACCGAAGCCTGGATTCTATGATTGGGTTGTGTCTTTTGATCTCAACTCTTTGTATCCTCACCTCATTATGCAGTACAACATTTCTCCCGAAACTCTCAAGGACAAACGACATCCAGAAGCTACGGTTGATAGAATACTTCGTAAGGAGATAAACATTGACGGCGAGTATGCTGTGTGTGCTAATGGCGCACAGTACACAAAAGAGAAGCATGGGTTTCTTCCTCAGATGATGAAGAAGATGTATGACTCTCGTGTCATCTTCAAGAAGCGGATGATCAAAGCAAAGCAACAGTACGAGAAGACTCCTACTGTTGAACTCATGAAAGAGATCGCCCGTTGTAATAATATTCAGATGGCAAAGAAGATCTCTTTGAACTCTGCTTATGGTGCTATCGGCAACGAACACTTCAGGTATTATCGTCTTGCTAATGCAGAAGCTATTACTCTTTCAGGTCAGGTATCAATTCGTTGGATTGAAAACCGCATGAATGAATACCTAAATAAACTGCTCTCCACTGAAAAGGAGGATTATGTCATTGCATCCGACACTGACTCAATCTATCTTAATCTCGGACCTCTTGTTAATAAATTTCTTGGTCATAAGTCTGGTGATAAAGCAGCAGTTGTTGGTTTACTTGACAAGATCTGTGAAGAGAAACTGGAACCTTTTATCGAACGTTCATATCAAGAACTTGCGTCGTATGTATCGGCGTATGAACAAAAGATGAGTATGAAGCGTGAGAACATCGCTGATCGTGGTATCTGGACTGCAAAGAAGCGTTACATTCTTAACGTATGGGACAGTGAGGGTGTTAGATATAAAGAACCCAAGATGAAAATCATGGGTCTTGAAACCGCTAGGTCATCGACACCAGCGTATTTTAGAGACAAGTTATATGCAGCGTTTAAGATTATTATCGGCAACACAAATGATGAACTTATCACTTTCATCAATGTTGTGCGAACAGAAACGAGGGAACGTCCCTACGAAGAAGTTGCCTTTCCCAGAGGAGTTAACAACCTTGCCAAGTACCGTCACCCTACGGAGATCTATTCCAAAGGAACCCCAATCCATGTGAGGGGTGCTCTCCTGTATAATCATTATGTGAAAAAGCATAAGGTAGAAAATAAACATGCCTTGATACAGGAAGGTGAGAAGGTTAAGTTCATGTATCTCAAAACACCAAACCCATTACATGAGAATGTAATTAGCTTCTTTGGTGAATTACCAAAAGAGTTTGGTATTGAGAAGTATGTGGATTACCAAACACAATTTGAAAAGAGTTTCTTGGAACCTCTGAAGAATGTGCTACAATGCATTGGATGGCAGCATCAAAAGACTATCAGCATTGGGAGTTTCTTTGAATGAATAAGAAAGTCTTTGTAGTCACATGGACTAACCATCTTGTCGGTCAAGTAGGACCCGAGGACATTAAGTGCTTTGAGGACTACAAAACTGCTCTTGGTTTTGCTAGACTAATGAGCAAAAATTATAATTATGTAAACTTTTACGAGGACGAAGCAACACAATGGGATTCTTAAATTCTGTAATTAAAGATAGTGGCAATGAATTTGCTGGTTTGGTTAGTGAAGGAGTCGCTGCTGGCGACATTACTGATTACGTTGATACTGGCAGTTATATCTTTAACGCCTTGGTTAGTGGTTCGTTGTATGGAGGTCTTCCTTCAAACAAAGTCACCGCTCTTGCAGGAGAATCAAGCACTGGAAAAACTTTTTTTGCTCTTAGTGTCGTTCGTAATTTCCTCCGCGATAATCCTACAGGTGGCGTCATTTATTTTGAAACTGAATCCGCCATTTCCCGTGACATGATTGAGTCGCGTGGTATTGATTCTCAACGCATGGTTTTGTTTCCTGTCTCAACTATTGAAGAGTTCAGGACTCAAGCTTGTCGTATCGTTGACAAGTATATGAAAGAACCTAAAGACAAACGTGAACCTATGATGTTTGTGTTAGATTCTCTTGGTATGCTTTCAACTAACAAGGAGATGGAAGACGTTGCTAACGATAAGCAGGTCAGGGACATGACTAAGAGTCAGTTGATCAAGGGTGCCTTTCGTGTGCTTACACTTAAACTGGGTCAAGCACAAGTTCCTATGATTGTTACCAACCATACATATGATGTTATCGGTTCCTATGTTCCGATGAAAGAAATGGGTGGTGGTACAGGTCTTAAGTATGCTGCATCTACTATCATCTATCTTGGTAAAAAGAAAGAGAAAGATGGTACTGAATTGGTAGGTAACATCATCAAGTGTGAAGCAAAGAAATCACGTTTAACTAAGGAGGGTAGTAAGATTGAGACACGTCTATTTTTTGACGACCGTGGACTGGACAAATATTACGGGTTATTGGAGTTGGGTGAACAATACGGGGTCTTCCAGCGGGTTGGTAATCGTATTAAGGTTGGTGAATCTTCTGTTTATCCTAAATCTATTCTCTCAAGTCCTGAGAAGTATTTCACTGAAGAAGTGATGGCAAAACTAGAAGAAGCAGCTAAACAAGAATTCACCTATGGCAATTGACAAGCTGTCTACAGGGGGTTGCAAGACCCCCTTTTTCATTGTATAGTATGTCTATCAACCATCGAGGATTACCCATGGATCTCATAACGTTCAAGCAAAAATTTAATGCGATCAAAGAACGTGGTTACATTAAAACCCACCGTACAGGTAACACTGGTGTGGGTCACACCTTCGAGCAAGAATTGGGACTGGAAGAGAATAACATTGCAGGACCAGATATTGATGGCAATGAGTTAAAGACAGCACGTAAAGGTGCTGGTGGTAAGCAAACACTGTTCGCTAAAGAGGGTGATTGGGTTGTACCCCAGAGAGATTATATTGAAACATATGGTTTCCCTCACACCACAAAGATTGGTGAGTTGAGTGGACAATCTACTGTAACTAAAACTGTTAATAAGCGTGGTCTTCAGATCGTGACCACTGATGACTACTGTGCTATCTGTCATGGCAATGTTATTATTGTTATGTGGGATTGGGACACATTGATTAATCAGTTTGCTAAGAAGTTTCCTGCATGTGTGAAAGTATTTGCTGACGTTGAGAAACGTGACGGTGTAGAATACTTCCATTACAATGAAGCATACCGTTTCATTGGTACTGACAAGAACTTGTTTCGCACTGCAATCGAGAATAATATGATTGCTATTGATATTCGTATGCGTACACAGAAGATGATTGGCAAATCTCTTCGTAATCGTGGTACTGCATTCCGTATGAATCATGGTAAAATGGAAGAACTATTTGTTAAGGAGAGCATCAATTGAAGGATACTATTCTCTACGGTGACTGTCGTGAAACTCTTAAAGAGTTTGATAGTAAAGCTAGGATGTGTGTTACCTCACCACCTTACTATGGTCTACGTAACTATGGTGGTGAAGAAGATCAGATTGGTCTGGAACAAACACCAGAAGAATATGTTGACAATCTTGTAAAGGTTTTTCGTGAGGTAAGAAATTGTCTTACTGATGATGGAACATGCTGGGTTAATCTTGGTGATAGTTATTACAACTATAGACCAGGTAAAGGTCAAGCTATTCATAAACAATCAGTATCTAAAACTAACCAAGATTTACCTAGCACATGTGCCAGACGAGGTAACAAACTAGAAGGTCTTAAAGAAAAAGATCTTATTGGTATTCCTTGGATGTTTGCTTTTGCTATGAGAGCAGACGGATGGTATCTAAGACAAGATATTATTTGGAATAAACCTAATCCAATGCCAGAGAGTGTGAGAGATAGATGCACTAAATCTCACGAGTATATTTTCTTGTTTAGTAAAAGTCAAAATTATTATTTTGATGTTAATGCTATCAAAGAATCAACTGTGGATGGTAAGGGGTTGAAGCGTAAGAAAACTGTATGGGAAATTAAAACTAAACCATACAAGGGAGCACACTTTGCTGTGTATCCACCAGAGTTAATTGAACCATGTATCAAAGCTGGTAGTGAAGAAGGTGATCTTGTATTAGATCCATTTATGGGATCTGGTACTACTGCCTTGGTTGCCAAATCATTACAAAGACATTATTTGGGTTGCGAATTACATGAAGACTATGGTAAACTAATTCAAACAAGGTTAAGTGAAAAATCCTTTGCTAGGTTAAATTTTAATGATTGAACGGATTGAAGAAACTATCCTCAGAAACCTCCTACATAACGAGGAGTATTATCGAAAGGTAGTCCCATTTCTCAAAGCAGAATACTACGAGAATTATCATGAGAAGATTATCTTTGAGGAGATTGCCGAGTTTTCTTCTAAGTACGACAAAGTTCCTACTAAAGAAATTCTTACGATTAACTTACAAAATCGTAATGACCTTACTGACGAATCGTTTCAAAGTTCGGTACAGACAGTATCCTCCTTATCAGACGAATGGGTTGACCAAGAGTGGCTCCTCGATGCAACAGAAAAATGGTGTCAAGACAGAGCAATCTATCTCGCCCTTATGTCCTCGATCAAGATCGCAGATGGAGGCGATAAAAAACTTTCGAGAGATGCGATACCCTCCATACTCCAAGAAGCCTTGGCGGTATCGTTCGACGAACACATAGGACATGATTATATTGAACAAGCAACAGACAGATATGAATTCTACCATCGCAAAGAAGAGAAGGTTCCCTTTGATCTTGAAAAGTTTAACTTTATCACGAAAGGTGGTATCTCTAACAAGACTCTCAATGTCGCTCTTGCTGGTACAGGTGTCGGGAAGTCTCTATTCATGTGCCATGCAGCTGGTGCCGCTCTCTCACAGGGGTACAACGTTCTCTACATTACATGTGAGATGGCAGAGGAAAAGATTGCTGAACGAATTGACGCAAATCTTTTAAACGTTGCTGTAAAAGATATTACAGAATTACCTGAGGTTCTTTTTACCAGTAAGGTTAATGAGATCGCTAGGAAAACTCAGGGCAAACTTATTATCAAGGAGTATCCAACAGCTTCTGCACATGTGGGACATTTTAAAGGACTTCTAAGCGATCTCAGATTAAAAAAAGATTTTAAACCAGATCTTATATTCATTGATTATTTAAATATATGTGCAAGCGTGAGGTACAAAGGTGCCGTTGTTAACTCGTATACCTATGTTAAGGCGATTGCTGAGGAGCTTCGGGGTCTTGCTGTGGAACATAACGTCCCTATTGTTAGTGCTACTCAGACCACTCGTTCTGGTTTTGGCAATAGCGATCCAGATCTTACCGATACTTCTGAGTCTTTTGGTCTTCCTGCCACTGCTGATTTTATGTTTGCCCTTATCTCTACTGAGGAGTTGGAACAACAAGGTCGCATCATGGTCAAACAACTTAAAAACAGATACTCAGACATCGTTACCTCACGAAAATTCATGGTGGGAATTGACAGATCGAAGATGAGGCTGTATGATGTTGCTGATGATGCCTCAGCTATTGGTATCAATGAAGAAGCTCCTGGTGAGGACTTCCAGCAATTTGCTGACACACAATCTAGACTATCTAAATTTGCCGAGTGGAACGTATGACTATTAAATTTGAACGCTATGAAGAATTTGTTTCAGCAGTTACTTCAGACGCTTCTACAAACTTTGTTGACTTTGCTGATCGTATTGGTGATCTTGATCGACAAGGTGCCAATATTGAGAGACTTCTTACTGCTGGGGTTGGAATTAATGCTGAGGGTGGTGAGTTCCTTGAGATCATTAAGAAGATGGTCTTCCAAGGAAAACCGTGGAACGAAGATAATCGTGAGCATCTTATCATTGAGTTGGGTGATGTTATGTGGTACGTTGCTCAAGCTACAATGGCACTTGATATATCCTTCGATGAGGTAATTGAAACCAACGTCAACAAACTGAAGAAGCGTTATCCTGGTGGTGAGTTTAATGTTCATAACTCAGAAGTTCGTGCTGTTGACGACAGATAATGCTCAGTCTCTGGATCCACTTACGAGCATTCTTTACTGTGGTAGTTGTGAATTGTGCTCATCCTGTCAACTGGGAACAATGTGTTCGGGTGGACCAGTGGCTCTTGCCAGAACTTAAAGAAGGATATGAATTGTGGACAGGACAAACACACCCATATCAAAATGAAAAAGATTATCTCGACCTCTCCTCTAAATAGTTAGACGGGAGGTTTTTTCATATGAAAGCAGGAGATTTTTTCAGAAATGGTGGAAGGTATCTTGATCGTATGGATACCTTATTTGATAAAGCTTTAAGACGTAATGGAAAAGAAAATC